GATAAAAAATTACCTGATTATATAATGCCAATGCTAGAAGATTATGCTAGAATAAAAAATAAAAAAGTTTTAATAAATTATACTGATTTTCAAAGTAAATCAGGTAATATAGCAGACTGTGGAAGACATGCTTCATTAGCATGTATTTTTTCACAACATCTAACATTCAAGGAAATGGAAGAACTTTATTTTACCAATGCTGACCCTTTACTAAAAGGTGATTTTGTAGCTACTATATTGACATTAGTTTCATTAAGAGATATTGGTAAGTATTATGATACTCAGTTAAGGTAGAAAAAATTAAAAATGTATTAAGATTGTGATTGAATAAATGCTAGATGTTTTTTTGTTTTTTCATGTCTTCCTTTACCATATATACAAATATAACTACCACATATACATTCTCTATGTTGTTTTCTAATTTCTTTTAATTTTTCTTTATTAAGTTGTTTATATTTTTTATCATTTTCTAGTATTAAATTTATATTTTTTTGTCTATATTCTTTTCTGCGTTCTGCTATTTTTTCTTTATTATCATTACAATATTCTTTATCAGTTCTAGTAGTTATGTATTTATTAACACATATATCTTTATTTAATTCTATATAATAACGTTCTCTAGCATGCAATTGTTCTTTCCTTTCACAAGGGAAATCTTCTATTAATATTATAATAGCATTTCCTAGTTTAATTAGTTCAAAACTAGTGATATTTTTATTTGGAATATTATTTTTTAAATAATGCTTGTAATTACCTTTATGTTCTCCAAATCGTTTATATAATGGCTGACAAGTGCTACCAATATATATCTTATCACAACTATCACTAGTAATCTTGTAAATTTTCCCATTCTTATAATCCATATCTGTTAATATCTGTTATTATCTGTTTTTCTTTAAGTTATTTTTAGTTCCATAGAATATTCCAGCTATAATATAAAGGGCTATCTTTATTTTTGAAGGCGGGTTTATTATCCTTTAAAATCTCGCGATGTCTTTTTTTCCATGCTTTCTTTAATTTTTCATCACCATGATCTATAAAGGCACCTTCACCGCTATAAGGCCATAGACCGAAATTTATCTTTTTACCATCTGGTCTAGTAATTGTGAATCTTTTACCCTTTGCTTTTGCAATTGTTATAGTTCCTTCAATACCTAGATTATATGCTATATTTCTTGCAATTTGTAAATTTCTGTTATTTGCCATTATTATCTAGATGTATTATAATAATAAAAGAAATTTTTTAAAAAATGAAAATTGATTTAACTAAAGCATTTGCAATAATTTTACATCTAGAAAAAGCAACTGATAGATTAGAAAAAATACAAAAGATAACAGATAAAATACCTAATTACAAACTTTGGATTGCTGATGATGTTAATAAATTTGATGATGCTAGACGTAATAAATATTTAGATTTGAAATTTTTCCATCGGTTACCTAATAAACATTCAAAACAAGATATTATAATCAAACGTTGTAGTTGTTCTATACATCATATGGAAATTCTAAAATATATTATTGACAATAAAATTGATAATGTTATAGTATTTGAGGATGATGCTTTACAAGTAGATGATGATTTAATTATTGATTATGATGATGATACCTATTATTACTATCTAGGATTTAGACGATGGACTAATGATAAAAATAAGTTTGGAGGGCAACATTCTATTTATTATAAATCGTGGGAAAAAGTAAAAGAAATTTATGATATCATTAATGATCCTAAAAAATTCACTCATATTGATTATTTATTCGCTAGATATATTCAACCTAAATTTAAGTACCAATATAAATTAATCTTTATTCAATCAGGGATTTCTAGCATAGATAATAAAATTCAAGAAGAACTTTTTTGAAATAATATCTAGATAGTATAATAATGAAACTACAAGACATTAAATTTGTTATTCCTAGTTATAAACGTTGTGATATTATCAAACAACATACACTAGCATTGCTAGAATTATTCCAGATACCTAAGAATTTAATTTATATATTTGTTGTTCTAGATGAATTAGAACTTTATAAAAATGCATTACCAGATTATAACCATATTGTTATAGGTGAATTGGGATTGGCTAATCAACGTAATTTTATAACAAAATATTTTAAGGAAGGCCAGATGTTAGTGTGTCTAGATGATGATTTAAGAAGTTTTCAAATTCTAGAAGATGGAATAACTAAAAAAATAGAAGGATATAATGAATTCACTAAATTCTTATACAAAGCATTCAAAACATGTCAGGATCATAATGCAAACTTATGGGGAATACATCAAACTTATAATCCTAGATATATGCGTGAAAGTTGTTCTTTTGATTTTAAATTTATTGTGGGTCATTTTTGGGGATGTATAAATAGACATCTGCCAGAACTAAATATTACTCATGATATCAAAGAAGATTATGAAAGAACAATTAAATATTGGTTATTAGATAAATGCATTATAAAACTTAATTATATATCTGCTAATAATGCTATTTATAAAACAAAAGGCGGATTACAAGATACATATCCAGATAGAACGGATGCTAGTATAGATTCTTGTAATTGGTTAATTGAAACATATCCTGAATACTTTGATAAAAGAGTGACTAAACTCAATTCTAATGATAAATGCCAATATATGGAATTAAAACTAAAAAAACATTCTAGCAATACTAATTGTTATAAGTCTTTACAAATTATTGATTCTAATTGTCCTATTGTTCTAGAACTAATAAAAGCTTTTGAAAATACTAATTTACCTATTTATAAAAAACGGGAAAATACTGGTATTGGTATCACTCATGTGTTTGGGTTAAATCGTGCTAGAAAGAAAAAGGGATTATTTGAAAGTAAAAATAATAGTAAATATCCTAGCTTATATAATGCCATTCTAGAATATGCGAATAAATATGTTAAACCACATCTAGACTATACAGGAATACAAGTTAACAAAAATTATAAAGCTAAACCACATGTTGATGCTAGAAATTGCGGTGATTCTTATTTAGTAGGATTAGGTGATTATACTGGTGGATCATTAATTATTAATAGTTATAAGAAAGATATCAAGTATCAACCTATATTATTTAATGGTGCAGATTGGAAGCATGCAGTTGATGATTTTAATGGTAATAGGTACTCATTAGTATTTTTCAAACAGAATTAAAAAGATAAAAACATTCAAAAAAGGTGTCATTTCACTCAATTTTTCATTTTTTGATTACAAGTAAAACACCGTTTATATAATCCACAGGATTTACCACAATCAACGCATTTTTTTATGACACCTTTATTTTTTTCACAGTATTCTTTCCAAGAATCGGCTTTGGCTTTTCTTTCAATACATTCATTACATTGATTGTATTTACCTTTTTTAGTATTAGAACAACCTTCATTTTTACATAAATCGCGACAAGAATGACAATAGTTGTCTTTTGTATTACGGTGTTTTTCATTACATTTTTCACAACGTCTACCTTGATTTTCTTCTGGAACAAATCTTTTTATACAACAATTACCAATGATAAGAACATCCTTAATATCATTTACTAGATAACAGTTTTCTATAATACGATGGCTACAAACACATACATTGCTTGTTTCTGGTTCGCTATCTAATAATCCATTCATTAGATAATAGTTGTAATGACTACCTTTATTACCACCTGCATATTTGTATTCTTTGAATTCTTCAAGAGTTATACCTCGTTCTTCTAGTCCTGCTAGAAAGGATTGATGTAATTTAATAGACGCCATTCTACTATTACTAGAGATATTAAAAATTCCTTTATACCGATTTTAATTACGGAATTTATTTTTTTAGATAATTTAATTTTTTTGAACTATCTGTTTTGTTAAATTCATGCTTATATTACGGAATTTTTAACTTATAAATTGCGTAAAATAAAGAATTTAAAGAAATTTTTAATATCTACTACTAGTATAAAGTTTCAAGATTTTTTAAAGATGTCATTTTCCTTTGAAGAACGTGTTAATGCAAAGTATTGCAATATTCTTGCCAAGATCTCATTTAAGCAATTCAAACAGTTTTATAGTGCTAGTGAATTACAACAAGATGGCAGTGAAATGGAACTTACTACTCAATTTAATCTTTTACGTAACTATTGTCAAAGCATGATTAAGAATGGATATAAACGTGTTTCTACTTATGGATATGCTGGAAACAAAACTGAAGGTCGTATTTACCTTAAGGATACTACGATGGGATTACAACGTATATGGAATAAGTTCCGTGGTGTTCTAAGTGATGGTATTACTAGAGACTTGGATATGGTAAACGCACATCCCACTATTCTAGCTAATCTATGTTCTCAACATGGTATTATTTCATCAAATCTTAATATTTATATAAATGCTAGAAAGGAAATATTTGATAAACTAAAAGAAAGTGATGGTATTCTTAAAGATGATGCTAAGTTGTTATTTCTTAAATCTATTAATGATTCTAATACTACTGATAAATTTAATAAGAAAAGAATTAAAAGTAAAGAATTTCTTGAATTTGATAAGGAAATGAAACAGATACAATCTAGACTCTGTTCTTTACATCCTGAATTATACAAAGAATGCCAGAAAACAAAATCTACAAATCCTGAAGGTTCTTTAGTTAATCTATTATTATGTAAAATTGAAAATGAATTATTACAAAAGGTTATTAAACATATTACTCAATTATATGGATTTCAAGTAAGTGTTCCTATGTATGATGGTCTAATGTTTTTTATTAATGAAAAAGTAAAAGAAACTGATACTGAATTCATTAGAAAACTAAATTTATTAACTAATGATCTTGGTATTAAATGGGCTTTTAAACAACACAATTGTGATATTAAAGAAATTCTAGATAATATGCAAGTTGATGATAATGTTAATTTTTTTATTGGTGAAACAGAACAAGATGTAGCCAATTATTGCATTGATAATATTTTTGATAAGAAATTATTAAAATGTCAAAAGGAAGTATATGTATATGATAATTTGATTTGGACTAAAGACGATACATCTAATATTATTGCTAGAGAACTAGGTAAACATGATTTGTATATCCAAATGTCAAAAGGTGATAAATTAATAAGTAAAGATACTAAAGGACAAGACAGTCTAACAAAGTTAATAATGCGAAATGTAAAGGTTGATAATGATTTTATTGAAAATAGTTATCTAGATACACTTTATAAAATATGTTTTGAAAATGGATTCTATAATTTTAAAGATGGTATTTTTCATAAATATACTAAAGACAATATACCATTAACTACAAGACTTAATAATCGCGTATACAGTACTGATAAATCTAAATATAATGACATCTTTACTAAGATTCTATATCCTACTTTTAACATTAAATTCGATGAAAAAGGTGCCATTCAGGATGATATTAATTTACAACGATTACAATACATGAAATTTATTCTTCATAAACTAGCTCGTATGACAGCAGGTCATATTGAAAGTAAAGAATGGATGATGTTATTAGGTGATCGTAATTCTGGTAAAGGGATTATTACTTTACTATTTGAACTTGGTTTTACATCTTATATAACATCTACACTTAGCGCTAATTTTGTATCTACTAAAAAAATGGGTGGGACTGATACTTCTAAATTATATAGTTGGATGGATAAATTCGACTTTTCTAGAATATGTTTTATCAATGAAATTGCTAATAGTGTAGATTCACAAGGAAATCACGAAGTAAAATTCGATAGTGAAATCATTAAAAAACTTACAAGTGGCGGTGATAAGATTCAATGTCGTAATAACTTTACTAATGAACGTAGCTTTCATATCCAATGTAGCTTTGTAATGTGTTGTAATGATGAACCCATATTTACTAGTAATGATGCTAAGGATTATTTAGTTAAGTTTGAAATGCCTTGTAGATTCTTAACTGATGAAACGTATAATAGTATGAGTGATAAGAACAAAACACAGTTTATTAGACAAGTAGCAGACCAAACTATTAAAACCCAATTCTGTCGTGATAATTCTGTTATTGATTCCTTTATTAATCTTATTTTTGAAGCCTATACATGGAATGTAGAATGTCCTGAACTTATTCGTAACGAACAAATGCAAGATGAAAGAGAAACTGATTATAGTGCCGTTCTTGATTTGTTTAATAAAACAGAATGCGAAGATGATAAATTAACTACTAATGAAATCTATGAGGCTTGTAAAGCTAAAAAGATACCTTTTACAAAAGATAAAATATGCAAAATATTACATAAGGCTGGATTTCCTAGATATAGGACTTCAGCTACTAGAGGATTTACTAATATTTCATTATAATATTTTTGGTGTCATCTTTTAAAAGCTGTCATAGGTGGGAATGACACCTTATTCTGGTGCAATGACACCTTTTTTTGTTTTTTTTTATTTTTTTAAAACTCTTTCTATATTTACATATTTTTACTTTTTATTATTTTATAATTATTTTATTTTTTATTTTTTAAAAAGGTGTCATTAGAGAGAAATATATATAAAAGTATATAGAAAATAAGGAAAAACACACTGATGACACCTTTATGACACCTTTTTTAAAAGGCGACATAAATCAAAAACGCATTAGAAAAAGGTGTCATTACACTCAATTATCAAATAAGTCAATTTTCTTATACTCAACACCTACGTCTTTATTATGTAATAACCGCTTAGAAAACTCTTCAATTTGATTTTCACTATGTAATCCTTCCATATAAAAACTTGTAATATGTATTTTTCTGATTAAGTCTATATTAATAGGTTTACCTAGAACTTCTTTCATGCTACGTAAAACTAGATCATTAAATGTAGTAGGTCTATATTCTTGTCCTTCAGGATTAGTGAATAGTAAATCACCTGCTTTTTTATTAGTAAGAGTTATATACAATGCTAGAATCTGCTTTAGTTCAGGATTAGTAATTGGAAATTTCTGTAAACCATATGTACCGGATGTCTTATAATTAAGCATAACAAAGGTTTTTGGATTGATACCATCAACAAGTAAATAGTTGAATTTATCATTAAAGTCTTTAGTCTTCTTATTGATGCTAGCAAGCTTCATTTTATAATAATCATTTCTAGCTATTAGCTGATTACAGAAATATAGACATACAATTAGCTTGTATGACACCTTTTTGAGATCTGGATTGTCTAGATTAATTTTATAGTTTTTAATTTTTTCATAGATATCATCTAGTTCCATAGCATTAGCTTTTTCTTTTGGTGTTGCTAGATTATCTTTCCGTTTATCATCTTCTTTAGTTTTAAAATCAGTCATATGTTCGTTATAACGTTTTATGACTTCTTCATTACCATCTTTTATTCTTAGTAATCTAACAACTGGACTGATATAATCCTTTAATGATTTTAAACCTGATTCTTTCAATTTGGTAATAACCTTTTCAGGTTGATTAATCCACGATAAATTACCATTGAAATCTGTTCCTGTCATGATTTGATTAACTTTATTAAACTTCTTGATATAGTTATTAATGGTTAAAGGTTTTAATACCTCACCATTCCTAGATTGCATTTTTTGAAATACTTTTCTTAATTCTTCCATTTTGGGATAAAGTAATTTTTTAATATCTTATTATTATATAGACAGATATTTATAAAATGCTTCCAACTAATATATTTACTTTTGAAAGAAAACTATACAGAGATGTTTTTAAGATGGAAATATATACATCAATTCTATTTGATTCTAGATATACCTATATTGATTATTATAATAAAGAAATAATGAAAAAAATAATTGAAGAGGATAATGAGATAACAAAGGAATTATCAGATAAACAAAAAGAAGAGATAGATTTTCAGTTATCAAATTTACTATTCTCTCTAGACATCAATTTTATAGTCAGGAATAAAGATACAATGGATACAAAAGATTTTCTAAACAATTTGAAAGAAGTATTTGATAAAATAAATGATGTTATAATGGATAAAAAAGTATCATACAAGTTAATTCATTATTTCTTAGTTCGATTTTTTATGTGGTGTAATACTAATGATAACACAAAGAAAATGTATACATGGCATTGTGTAAGTAATCTAGAACAATTAAAACTAAGTATGGAAACATTATTCACAAAAGAAATCGAAAGAGTAGCATTTGAAATTACTTTTTAAAATACTATTTAAGATACATTTTTTTCATTTTTATCTATGTTAATATTAAAAAATGCTTTCATTAACAAGTGGAATACCAATAGCACTTATGCTAGATGATAAAAATAAAAAATCATCATCAAAAAAGTATATTTATTATAAAGATGCTAGTAAGGAAGATGAAGCTGAAATAGGAACATCTAAAGAACAACAAAGATCAACATTAAAACGATGGCTAGAACGAAATGATAAACTCAAAAAAAGTGATATACAAGAAATACTACAAGCATACACACTAGACAAAGAATTAGATAATGACAATAAGCAAAAAATATTAGAAAAAGGAATAGACTACGTTCAAAAATCATTAAAGCGTTATTTACACTTTCCTACTGATATATCATTAATGCCATATATTACGGATGATTCATTTCGAATTCTAGTATCTGGAACATCTGGATCTGGCAAGACATTTTTTATAAATGAATTTGTAAAAATAAATAAGCCTAGAGGAAAAGGTGGTGTATTCATATTTTCACCATTTGATGAAGATCCAAGTTTAAAAGTGAAAAATTTGATTAAAATTAATCTAGAAAACTATGATAAAGATTTTGATAAAAATTTTGAATTAGAAGATTTACCAGATGGAAGTATTTGTGTATTTGATGATATTGATACATATAATAAACAATATCGCGATTTATATGTTGAAGTTCGAGACATACTAATGGAACGCGGACGGCATCCAGCACAAGGTGGTAAATATGGCATATCATGTATCAATATAACGCATAATCCTTTACAAGGTGTTAGAAGTAAAATAACACTACGGGAAAGTATGTATTATGTTTGTTTTCCTAGATATAATCCAAGAGATGCTAAAACATTATTAAGTTCTTATACATCAATGACAAAAGAAAATATACAAGAAATAATGGATACAAATTCTAGATGGTGTTTTGTTAGAAAGTCCGTTCCAAGCCATTGGATAGGCGAACATGAAATAGGTTTATTATAAATAATTTTTTCATTTTTTTATCTTTTTTTAATATAATAAGTAAAATGACTGATTGCCTTAGAACAAAGAATATCTGGTACGAGTCCCGTCAGTACAACAATTCACAATCTCAAGTTGTAGCTACTCAGGATGAAAATCTAATTTATCCATTACTACGCGAAGCACAAAATTACAACGTAGCAGTATCAAAAGCAGTAATTCCTCTCAATTCGATTCCACTACGTCAAACTAATTTACCTTTAAAATATTATGAAGTTGGACTAAGACAAGGTAATTTTACAGGAACAGCATTCGTTCGACAGATTAATAGTAACTCTAATAATTTTGTGTGGTCGTTAAGTGGACTATTGATAAATAAATTTCAATATAATCTAATTTCAACAATACCCATAGGATCACGCGATTTATCACCATTCATGAATTATGCCTATTTTTTCTTAATTGATGATTATGAAAATGCCTATGTAGCAGGTTCAGCAACGAATGCATCGTTCCCTGATACTTTGTATATTATAAGTTTAACTTCCACATTATTACAATCCATTACTCTTAATAACATTACTAGCATTTATATAAATGGTATTCAAAATTTATACATTGCAGATGAAGGAGAAACTGGTGCTTATGTTAATGTGTATTCTAATCAAAATGGTGAAAATAGCGTAAGTTTAACTCTATTAGGAACATTAACAACTGCATTCGATACTTCACCATTACAAACTATAAGCTGGGTCAATGCTACTTTAACTAATATATTGGTAGGACATGATGGTAATGTAGTTTCATTTTATAATAACGAACTAGTAGCAATAAGTGATTTTACAATTGCAGATTTTACAAATATGACCGCAGCAAATGCACTAAATGGTGATGATACATTCATCGTTGCAAATGCATCTACAATACCTGATGCATTATATGCTAGTCAAAAAGCATCACCAAATGCAATATATGATGTTGAAAACGATACAGAAATCGCAACAGGTGATATAGTATCAAAAGTGGCAGTAGCAGAAGTAGGTGGTGCATATTATAATTTTGGTGTTGGAACAGATTCAAACCTATATTATACAGATTATCCATTTATAGGTAATCCTGCCTTATGGACGCAAGCTACTAACACGCCTTCATTGGGTAATGCATTATGTGGAAATATTAAAGAATTATATAATATTACTTCAACAAATCAATTATTATTACTAAATGCAAGTGGTGATGTTAATAATACATGGTATACAGTTGCTAATACTCTAGAACCAGCAACTGGTGTGACGATTATAGATATGGATTATAATCCTAGCACGAATAAACTTATTACAGTTGGTAGTGATAATAAACTGTACATATCCAATATTCCTCTATCACCTATAATATTGACAACATTTAATGCTATTAATAAAACAGTTAGCCGTCAAATATCATTAAATAGTCCAAATGCAAATCAATTACAAACTATTAATAAAGTAGATAATACTGAAAATTATCCAAGTGCATGTGCTATTTCAAGTGATGGATTTTATTACTTTGTTGTAGGTGCATCCAGTGTAGATATTAGCACTAGAGTTGCTAAATACAATCCACAAAATCTATCATTTACAACACCACTAGCAACTTATAATTATGGTCTTAACAATATCAATAGTATTGCAATAGTAGGCAATTATCTTTGTGTATCCCAATCATCTGGAACTATAAGTATTTTCACTAGAGATACTACTACACTACTACATACTGAAACTATAGCAGCAGCACAAATATTTGGAATTTGTGCCGTTAATGCAACTACTAGAATAGCAATTGCATATATAACATCTATTGGTGCTTTGAATTCGATAGTTAAAATATTTGATTTAACAAGTTTTACATCAGTTAGTAATTATACAGTAGAAGATTCAAATAACAATCCTACTACTATAAATGCTATTACTGCAAATCTTAATGATGCACCCAATGGTGCAGCCACTATTTTCGTAGGAACAGTGACGCAAGCAGGAAACGCACAATTTCAAAAACTTACTTATACTAGTGGATTTGCATCAGTATCTAATAAGACGGTAATTCGGGAGGTTCCACTAGCAAGTGTTATAGATATCACATGTAATTCCAATTTAGGATTAGTGGCTATTTGTTATAATTTAGTAGCACAAGGTAATTTTATAGAGTTTTATCAACAAGGTAATGGTTATGCAACGGCATTAACATTATTTGAAGATCCAATAATAGAACCAAATTTATCAGGTCTCATTCTAGCACCTAGTATTGATTTAGTAAATGTATTTACAGAAATTGATACAGGAACTACACTATCTAATTCTGTTGCAATCTCTAGAACTAGCACGAATAAATTATACACTATTGCAAATCCTAGCAGCACAGTTTATAGTGGTATTTTAAATAATAATGCTTGTGATTTACAAGAAATAACAGATTACTCAACACAAAATGACTATGGATATATATCTACTATAGTAAATACTGAACCAGCACAAAATACTACATTAAGAACTTTTTCGATATCATCACAGCAACAACTAGGAAATATAGATTTAACAAATATTACTATTAGAAGTATAGCAAAGAATGAAATAAATCAAGTCCAATCTGGATTAGGTGAGTTCCTTGTACCAACAACAGGACAAATAACTTCTTACAGTCCTGCTTTAGTGCAAAATTATCAATTATCACAAACAACAGATGGCATCATATTTGCAAAGAATGGTGAAGATATAGATGCCGGTGCAGTAGCTATTTATAGTTATAGTGTTTTAATCAATGCTATTAATGTAGCATTTCAAGAAGCATATATAAGACTAAAACAAAATAATCCAAATCCTCTAACAGAGGCACCAAGCATAACTCTTGATTATACTACTAAGTTATGCACTTTAACATATTCAGCAGATTATACTACATCACTAGATAATGGTATCTATTTCAATAATCCTTTGATCCAACTAATAACATTCCAACCAAATATCCCAAGCTCTGTATCAGCGTTACCAAACATGGTTCAAATTATTTTACCAGCTAATTCTACAAGCTTATCACAAACAAGTGGAACAATCTATCAGTTTAATCTACTACTTAGAATTGGTATTCAAAGCAATACTATCTATATTGCTGATTCATACTTTGGAAACAATCAAACGAATCGAATTATATCAACTATAGATGTACCAACTGATGAATATCTAGAGAATAATACTACTCTTTATTATCAACCTACATTTATGAGACCATACCAACTAGCATCTAGCAATGCTATTAACAGAATACAAGTTGATATCCTTTATCTATATAAGGATTTTACAAGTTATCCTCTATTACTAAATGCAGGTCAATGTTGGTCGGTTCAATTTGACTTCATTCGGCAATAGTAAATTTTTCCAACTTTACAAACCAATATTTCTAAAAGTAATTTATTCAAAAGTAATTTTTACGTATTTGTTTGAAATATTTTATAAATTTTTTTCTTTTTAAAAGTTAAGATAAACAAAACATAGTAATGGCTACTGTAGCTCCTAAACTTATTCTAGACAACCGCGTCAATGTTAGCGAGTCTTTTGACGAACTCGTTAAATACTCTGGTGTTAATGTCAATTACTTTGAGATTCAGCCAGATGGTGCTACTTTCCCAACTCAAGTTCTTTTCAATAATATTGTAGTTCCTAATCTTTCTACTACACTAGTATCCCGTAATTTACGCTTGCATTATGATGTAACAATTACTTATCCACAAGGGGATGCAAATGCACCACAGCTAAGTGGTGTTTATGATGATAATGTTGGAGTTGCAATAGCAGGACAACCTTTACTTCCAGTTGATACTGTTCTTCGTGGTGCTGCACCTCTTCAAATGAATTGCACTTCCACATCTGTGACTATCAATTCCGGTACCAATACTATTAATTCTCAGCAAGTTATTGATCCTCTCATGCGTCGTCAATCTCGTAAATACCTTATGAATGAAGCAAGTGAAGCACCTAGCCAACTTGATACAAATTGGCGACTAACAACAGATGCAGGAACTTTTATCGGTCGAGCTGCTTTAATAGTGCCAGTTGGTGCCCCCTTTGCAAATTGGACTGCAGTTGTTAACGCTGGTGTTATTACTGCTGTAGTAAGTGGTGTTAGTTATTTTTATACACCTACAGGCGCGGCACCTCCTCCAGTAGGTTCTTTAATTCAATTAACTGCTCCTGCTGGTTATAATGCATTTTGCTTAGTTACTGTTCTTTGGGCTTCGGGTGCTCCTGTAACTTTAGGTCAAGTTAAAGTATACCAAAAACCCGTTGGTTGTAGCATTTCTAATCAACCAACAAGTGATTATCTAAATAGCAATGGTTCAACACGCGCATCATTTCTACCTTCTAATGTTGTAGATAATGCTGGAACAGTTAGCGTAACTTACAATTTAACCGAACAAGTATATCTTTCACCACTTACCCTATTTTCTAGTGAAAATTTCCTTGCCAATGTTAATACTCTATCTCTTCTCTTTAACTATAGCTCACTTACTAAGATGTTTGTTAGTGCAAATCCCAATGTTGTTATTTCATCTGTAGTTATTGGTAATCCTCGTCTTTCCCTAACTTATATTCAAATTAATCCTGAAGTCATGAGTATTCCCCGTTCTGTATCTTATAACTTTGAGAATGTTGTTTATTTCTCTAAGACTCTTACATGGTCTGCTGGTAATGCAAATCTTCTTCAAAGTGATTCTATTCGTCTTCAGGCAATGCCTTCTCAAATGTATGTGCTAGCACGTATTCCTATGGCAAGCCAGACTATTGCTAATACTAATACATTCCTTCAGTTAGGTCAAGGTGGTAGTGCTCAAAATGGTTCAGCTGGTGTTGCTATAAACATTGGCAATCGAACCGGTCTTGGTGCTTCCGCTAGCACTGCTACATGGTGGCGAATTGCCAAGCGTAACGGCTGGGCTGGTAGCTATAATGAATATCTTCGTTCTTCTTCTTGTATCTGCTTCTCACCTGTTGAAGATCTTGGTGTTGACCCCAGTCTTGATAGTCTCCCTATGACTTCCGGATCTATCAATTTCCAGATTAATGCATATTTTAACGATAACAACGTTCAATATGCTGGTTCCGCTTATGCCGGACAGGTCGAACTCCTTATCGTTGCTGTTTATGCTGGTGTTGCTACTATTACCACAGACCAGATTATGTTTAATCTTGGTGCTCTTTCTAACAATGAAGTTAATGCTACTCTTGCTAGCGCTGGTAAATCCGGTCAAACCTATTCTAGCGAACACGTACAGCCAACTATTCAAGGTGCTGGTCTAGCATCAGCTGGTAAGTATGTTCTTTCCGGAATGGCTAGCAAACATCAGCGTAGCAAACTTAGCATGTAAATAATTAATAATCATTTTATTGTTTTTTTTTCTAATTTTAATTTAATATTAATCAAGATGGATTATAAAACATTTGTAAAACAGAAAATGGCTATGATGAAGTCATCTAGAATGACTCAACCGGAAAAAATGAAAAAAATAGGTCAATTATGGAAAAAACACAAACAACTAAAAGGTGGTGTGCTAGATGATGCTACTCCAGATACTACTACAACTATATCTACACCAGATAAACAAGATACTACTACTACAGATACTACTACAGATGATTCTAAACAACAATCACAACAACCTAAACCACCGGCAATTGAACCTCTAATACCTGTTGATGTAGCTCTAGATAATGGAATTCCACCTATTATTACAATACATCCTAATGTATATAGTAGAAATGCATTAACTTATTTCTTATTTACTAATCTTGAAGATTATCTAGATAGTGATTTTTATAAAAAATATACTTCTAGAATCACTAAAGTAAAACAAATTAAATTTAACACTTCAATCAAAGAAAGAGAAATACCATTCAAGAAATTTAGGATTGCTTTTGCTCAAAATACTTTTACAGATAAAAACCAATGGTACATAGATCCTACTGATGCTGATGAATATTTACAAATGTTACTACAATTAAAAGATGAAGATAAGGTATTTACACCTCTTGAATTTGTTAGTGCTAAATTTATGGCACAAATGGGTCAAAAACGAAAAGACATTGCTATGCAAGATTTATATGCTCTTGCTCTTCGAAAGGATGATGAAATTGCAAAAATACAAAAGGATAATGAAGCAGAACTAGCACGACAAGCTGAACTTGCAGAAGCTAAGCAATCTAGTGCATATTATCAGGGCAAACAAGAAGGCACAATAGAAGGAGTTCAAAGTGTTCCACAACAACAAAGTAGTTCTGGAGGCGATGATTCTTTCTTAGGTGCATTAGGAACAGTTGGATCAACTTTATTATCTTTCCTATAAAATTATTTTTGTGTTTTTTTATCTTTTATAATAATAATAATAAGTTTATCTAGAATGAATAAATACCAAGCTTTTGTAAAAGAAGCAATGGCTAAGATGCCTACTAGTATGTCACCTCAAGAAAAGATGTCTAAATGTGCCGAAATGTATCGTAATCGGGCAGGTGCCTCTGCTAAACCTAAAAAAGCCCGTAAAGTAAAGGGTGGAGTTATGTCTATGGCTTAAATACCTAAACCGGTAAATTTCCTGATAGGAACATGTCTAGAATCTTCTTCTTCTTCATCTGGACTATCAGGGATTATTTCCTTTGTAATTTGTTTTTGTGGTTTTTCCTGTTTTTTGATAGGTTGATTAGTAATAGGTTTGGTTTTCATTCTAGATGTTGTTTTCTTTTTTGGTTCTTCAATAATTTGTTGTTCTAGTTCTTCTTCTTCATTCTCACTATCACTAGGTTGTATTTGTTTCTTTGATTCTCTTTTGGATTTCAATCGTTCATAACTTTGTTTATTCAATATTTTACGTTTTTCCTTATACTCTTCATCACTCTCCATTCTTTCCTTATGCCACTGTCTAGCGTAAGAATTGCTTTTATCTTTGACTTCCTTATATTTCACATATTTTTCTTCTAATGGTTTGATATCACCTAGTTCTTTTTCAATCTTTTTCCGTTCCTCAATGTACTTTCTAAAAGCTTGGTAATCCATTATATTAATTTTATCTTAGAAATAAATTTGATTGCTTTTAACAAAAAAAATATTTTATATTAATAATAAATACCATTAGAATGTATTCTACTCTCAATTCATCAAATGCGCCTTTACCTAAGAATGGTATCTTTATCGGTAGATATGAAGATATGGCTAATTATGAATCAATTACAATAAGCATAAATACTGATACTAACTGTAAAATAGTATCTTACTTATCACCTAATAAATTAACTACTATTCAACAAGAATTTTTAACAACTGCAAATGAAGAAATCACTTTTGTGATAAATCCAATAGCTTATAAATATTTCTATCTTACATGTCTCAATCTAGATAACACAGCACAAACTAGATTAAATTTACAAACAGCATATAAATCAGTAAATATACCAATCACTTCAACACCAATTGGATCTATTCCGTTTGTAAATCAAAGTGGTTCAATTGATGTTTTTACGGGATTAACAGGTATTAATGGCTATTCATTACCTATTTTTATAAATTTATTATCTAAAAATATTACTATATTTGGTAATGTTGATGATTCAACTACATTAACTGTTGCATTTTCTAATGATAACATTACTTATTATGATTCACAATATCAAATAAATCTAAGTGGTGCAACTGATTTTGGTTTTAATTTACCATCAACTTGTGCTATTAAGTATCTAAAAATCAAATCAAGTGATAATGTGACATGTAATTGTTTTGTAAATTATTGTTAAACTTTTTAAATATTTTCTGTTATTTTAATAATATATACAATGGCTTTTCTAGGTAGTGTTTCATTAACCAATCAACAAAATGGTGTTTATTTAGGTCAAGTAAGTTTAACAGGCGGAACGGGTTCAGGTGCAACAGGTGCAACAGGTGCAACAGGTGCAACTGGTGCCACTGGTGCAAATGGTTCTAATGGTTCTAATGGTGCAACAGGCGCAACAGGTGCAACTGGTGCCACTGGTGCAAATGGTTCTAATGGTTCTAATGGTGCGACTGGCGCAACAGGCGCAACAGGTGCAAATGGTTCAAATGGTGATACTGGCGCAACAGGCGCAACAGGTTCAAATGGTTCTAATGGTGAAACCGGCCCAACTGGCCAGACTGGTGCAACTGGTGCAACTGGTGCAACAGGTACAACAGGTTCAAATGGTTCTAATGGTGCGACTGGTGCAACTGGCCAGACTGGCGCGACAGGTGCGACTGGTGCAACTGGTGCGACTGGTGCAACTGGCGCGACTGGTGCAACTGGCGCGACTGGTGCAAATGGTAGCTTTACTTTTAATATTGCAAATAAAGAAATTGTATATTCAAATGGAACTGGTGCGACTGGTAGTAGTGATTTGCAATATAAAAGCAATACTGGTATTATTTCTGTTGGTGAATCTCTTTCTTATACATCTGGATCACCTATTGGCATTGAATCTGCATATTCAAGCTCAAATGCCGAATTCTTCACAGGTATTCTAGCACAGAACAAATCAAATTTAGATGGTGCATCAACTCATTTATTAGTAACAAATGATATTGGTACTGACTTTTCAAATTATGGTGGTTTTGACATGTTTTCAAGCACTTCAACAATACAATACAATCAATTTGGAACTATGCCGAATGCTCTAGGAATTTCATCACAATCAAGCAGTATAGTTTTAACACCGAATGCAGGTAATAGTGAAGAATCAGTAAGAAATAATAATATCATTCTAACTTACTTTAACGGAACCAAAGCGCATATAATCAATAATCAAGGGCAATTAATAATCGGGGCAACAGACCCCTCTTTTTCAACAGGTGGCGGGTCTTATGGAGGAGATAACGGTCAGGTAAATAAGGTTTTAACGACTAACGGGGTTTTAGGCCTTAAATATGAACCTTACGCAGCATATAATTCATATCTAAATTTATATAATGTAAATGCACAGTATGCATCAACTTTTACCGAGGAAACTAGTTTAACTCTATGGAGTCAGTTAAATATTCCATTATTGCCTTTTTTAATAGGTAATCGCATTCTAGTCAAATCTGTTCTGGCATTTGAAACTAATATTAGTGATACAATAACATTTAATCTTAATTTACTTGATAGTGATGGTGTTTTTGTAAGTCAATTACAATCTAGAACAACACAATGTAATAATGGATTACACACGATCCCAATGAATTTTAATTTTATACCACCTGATGGTGATCCGCTAAATTTAGAAATAAAAATTGTTATGAATGGTGGCAGAGTAAGCATAAGCCCGTTGGAATTATATTCTGTTGAAATAGTTCAATTACAACTACCCTTTAGTTAAAATATACAACTAAAACAACTTAAAGAAAATGAGATATAATAAGATAAAATAAGATGTATCAAAACGGGAAAATTTATAAACTTGTTAGTGATAGCACTGATAAAATCTATGTTGGTTCGACATGCAATCCATTATATAAGAGAATAAATCAACATAGACAAGATTATAAAAGAAATCGCACTATATCATCAAAAGAAATAATTAAATTTGAAGATTGTAAAATAATTCTTATTGAGGATTTTGCCTGTGAAAGAAAAGAACAATTAACAGCTAGAGAAAGATATTGGATAGAACAGAATAAAAATATATGTGTAAATATGAAAATACCCACAAGAACTGATAATGAATATTATAAACAAAATAAGGATAAACTACTAGAACAAAGTAAAGAATATAGGGAACAAAATAAGGATAACATAAGAGAACAAAGAAAAGAATTTTATAAACAAAATAAGGATAAAATACTTGCAAAAAATAAAGACTATAGGGAACAAAATAAGGATAAGATTAAAGAACAAAAAAAAACCAAAATAATTTGTCAATGTGGTTGCAAATTTGCAAAACCAAACATTAATCGACATTGTAAATCGATTAAACATATAAAATGGATAGAACAAAACCAAAATCCAAATCAATCTTAATTTTTTTATATTTTTATTTATTAATAATGAGTGATTCAACAACACCAACATCCATTGCAAT